CATAAGGCGTAGATACGATAATAACTTTTGTTGTTTTACCTGAAGATATAACAGGGTATGTAGATGTGAAGAAATCATTTGCCATATTTTGAGGAACAAATGCAAATTCGTCAAGAAAGATTAAGTTGTAAGATCCACCACGAACACCAGAACCAGATGTTGCATATGCCGCAATCTTTGATCCATTTTCAAGTTCAAAGTTTCTTTTATTCCAAACAACAATACCTTGCTGTAACCATAGGGGCAAATATTCAAATGAATATTGTATTCTACTTAAAATATCTTGTGCTAAGTTGCCTTTGTTTGCTAATATTGCTATACTGAAGTTCTCTTGAAACAATACGCACCACAACATATAACCAGCCGATGTCGTTGTCTTACCTACCTGTCGTGGCATTTTTGCGATAGAGAATCTATTATCATGGAATGTTCTGACCATGTCCTCTTGAAAATTCCACATCTCAAATGGAATAAGACCTCTATCAACGTTGACGATTTTTACATAAGTCTTGATAAAGTAAACGGGATCATCAATACACTTGGAAATCTCTAATAGTTGTTCTTCAGTGTATGATAGTGCTACACCTGCTTTTTTTAATCTAGTATTTCCAAGATAACTTGTATCAGACATTACTTACTAAAACTTCTCAACATCCAAGCATGTTTTTCGTGAGCATCAATTCTTCCAGCAAGAAAATCTGCAATTCCTTGTTTGTCATAATTATCTGCCATCTTGAATGCCATGTTTAACGTTGCTAGAACTTTTTGATTATCTACTGCCAATCTGCGACACATTTCTCTGGGATCAGGAGTCATTAGTTCATCTTCAATATCTGTTAGTTCAGAAAATCTACTCAATGATCCTGGAGCATATGTATCCAAAGTTCTAATTTGTTCGGCAGTAGGATCTACTGCACCATAAATTTCTTCATACAGATCACCAAAAAATTCATGATACTGTGCAAAGTCCGCACCTTCAACATTCCAGTGAAAGTTATGTGCTTTCAAATATAGAGCAAAAGTATCTGCTAATAATTTTTTCATTAAGTTTTGTAGAACGTCCATTATTCTTCTCTTTTATCTTTAATCATTTTAATCAAATCTGTTGTTGAACCGACGAATACTGCTTTATCGATTTTAGTTGTATTATTTTCGACTGCTGTTTTTCCTAGCAAATCGTTTTTCTTTTTTCTAATATCAAGTAAATCTTTATTTAAGTCTGCTACAGTTTTTATAAAATTTGCCGCAACTTCATATGCTCTCGGATGCTCAGATTCGTCAGCGACTCTCAATAGACTGTCTATAGCAATGTCACCCTTCATCAATAAATGTTTGATGTTTGATCTGGCAAAATTAAAATCTGATTCTAAATCTTGATCAGACTCTTCTTCTGGCATTGGCACTATATCTGTAACTATCTTTTTTTCTATTGGTTCAATATCAAAGATCTGAGATAAATTTTCATCAATTTTTTTCATAACAAGGTATCAGGCCATTCTGTTACTGTTTCAATAAATCCGTAATCGTCATTTGGACTGGCATCTATTGGATCTGGTGTTGTAACTATTGCAACAGCTTTCAATGGTGTCAAATCTACAGTATCTATTGTATAAACTGCACCTGAATAGTCGCCAGTTATAACGTAATCTTCAACTAGAAAATCTGACATATTCTCCACAATTAATATTCCTGTAGAGTTGTTGCTAAAATATGTGACAGTTCCAGTTATAGGTTTATTTACAACTCGTATTGTTTCACCCGTTGTAAATACACCATTGCCGTTTGCAAAATCTACATACACTTTCTGCGAATCTTTTATTCTACTATCAATATATATGTTGGTATTTGCTTTCGTGATCAATCCACCTGCCATAGCATCTTTAACTGGTGGAAATAAAAATGATTTGACTGTAAACGTTAAATTCCAAACTATCAATCTTGTCGTTGTCATGTCACCTTCATAGTCAACTTCAGAGGTAACTGAATTGAGTATTATTGGTAAATCATATTTTTTATCCATTTCTTTAATCAAATCTACAGTCACTGTAAAATCTGGAGTAAAGAAAGGCAAAATTTGCTCTATTAGTTGTGTTCCATCTTCAGTATTTCTTACAAAAATGGATAGTGCGAATTCGAAATTATATGGAACTGGAGAATATTGGTAATATAAATTTGAATCTGTGGCAGTGAAATTTTTATTCAATGTCATTTGTTTACGACTTGAATCATATTCAATACCTTCCAAGTTGAAACTTATTCTGGGAACAATTGTACCGAAAGATTTCAATAAATCTGGATCAGATGCGAGTCTAGTTATATACTTTTCTTTGGGACCATAAGAAAGTGGAACTTTAAATCTTTCATATGCTGTATTGCCATCTCGACTATATCTAACTAGTTCCAAATCATTAAACAATGTTCCGAATGCGACAACAATTTTTCTAATTGTTCTATTATAGAAATGACTGTTGCCTAACATTATGGTTCTCCAAATGGGTTTCTATCGCTAAAATCTAATATCTCAGATGCTTCAGTTTCTATTTGATAATTATTTGCAATATCTTCGAAAACATTTTCATCAACTTGAGAAAATTGATTTTCAGCAAGTAAAGTTCTTGCAGAATTGCTTGTTGCGCCATATATCACACCATTACTTGTCCAATTGCCGATAACTTGTATGGCTTCAATGCTAGAATCTGGAGTATATGAGTAAACAACTGCTTGTGCCGTTGCATTTGATAAACTTGTTCCTTGATAAATAATTTCTGTTGGAATATATGTTCCTACTCCAGTATTTGCCAAAGCAAGTTTTGTTCTCTTATAATATTTGAATGCAGTTTCGTCAATCTCTTGGATGCCTGTCTCGATGATTTCTTCAGAGAATACATATTTTTTAAGTTTTAACGCATACAGATATACGTTAGCTCCACGACCACGACCAAGAGTATAATACATTGCTTGATCGTTTTCATTTTCAACGAAAGTGATTTCGAAAAAATCATTCATCAATGGAACATAAACTAGATCTCCTTCTCGTGCTCGGTCTAAAGGAACCGTTGATTTAAATCTGCGTCTTGATACCAATAATGTGATTTCATCTCTAATTTCTAATCCAAATTTTGAAATGAAATCGCCTTCTCCACCCATACCTGAAACATTTTCAAGATACATTTCCATTGGATATGCATTTCTATATTGCTTGAGAGTGTCTTCACCATAAAGATAATCTACGCCATCAGAATCTCTGCTTGATCTAGATAGGTAAAACAGATCCATACCATAGATTTGCATAGCTTCAATAGCCAGATCTTCAACCAGTAATTGCTCACTAGTTATTTGACTTTTTGGAAAGTTGTTGAAATAAAAATTTGTAGACATATTATCCCATGAACATTTCATTAGGAAGAACATTGAACGATTGCATTTCTTCTTCCAACTTATCTATCTCTGCTTGAGCCTCTGATGCAATCCTTACACCATCTAATGTTACACCACCAGGCATCTGGATTCCAGAAAACTTGCTAAGATTGTTGCCCCACTGTAGTTTGACTAGAGCCGTCGCATATCTCTTAAGGAATCTATCATTCCATACATCGGATAATCCTGATTTGATTATTGTTAAATCTGAATCTGTTGAAACCATTTCTGGTGAAACATTCATCACTGTTGGTGATGAAATGTCAACAACTCTTCTAGTTTCTCCACCGATTGATATCTCATCACCAGGTAACATATCTTGATCAAATTTTGTTGATGATCCAAAGATTGTGTTCGAACTGGCTGTTGTATCGACTGTTCCTGTCATTGTTTGATTATCTGGATCCATTTTTCTGTATGCATTGATGACCACATACTGACCAACAGCAACATCTCTAGACCAATCGATATCTAAAAATAATCTATTTTGATGTCTATTAAATCTAAACAGTGGTGTGCCAGAGAACAATAGATTCAGTGTTCTAATATGTTGCATTGTAATTTCATACGAAACATAAGATACCGATGTAAAATCATATAGATCATGCAATCTAAGTTGATATCTCAAATCAAACATATTCGTTGATGAACTTGACTGATCGAATGGAATAACACCGGTAACGAACAGAACAGAATCTGGACAATAGATCCATCCTCTATCAATGTCTGCTTGTTGAATTTGGTGTTTCATATAAATCTGTTGGCATCCATCGAAATGATAATCATGCCAAAAACTTAATGCTTCATCGATGCGATCTTCAACTTGATCATCATCAACGTTAATCTCGATAACAGGATGTCCTAGTCGTCTGAGACAGTAATCTTTAAATTGTGTTCTTGATGTGGGATTTGCCATTTTTTCATATCCATGGTTGTTCAACTATTTATATGTTTAATGGACCGGGAAGTCTGTCCATATCATCTTTTATTGCGACTAACCATGCTGTAGTTACACAAACATTCAAATTTTTCATCCATTCATTTGGAAACCAAGTCTCTCTTCTATACTGTTGAAATCTTATATCAGTATTATCGATAAAGTTTCCAAGATAACTGTCCGTATAATAAAGAAAAC